TCATTCATCTTAGGACTCATCTTAATGTACTCAGTACCTACCTTTTTCCAGTTCCATTGTGTCCATTTGATTCCTAGCTTCTCAAGATAAGCACGAACACTGTCTTGATTACCTAGACCTGCGGGTATTACCTCTTTACGTTGGAACTCTTCACCCGGACTTATTGGAGGCTCTGCTTTAAGAGCATCATCAGGAACGACAGTATAGCCAAGATAGTCACTAAGGATGCGACAAGTGACAGCATTGTATGTGCCATCCTTCTTGTACTTAGCTGTCTTAGGTTCTTTATCGATAAGCCGTTCAATAGGTTCAAGATTCTTTTCAATCTCATTTTCCATCTCACTCATCTTAGTGGTTATCTCTTCAATCAATTCACCACATCGTTTGAAGTCGAACAACCAACCGTTTTCACATTGTTGTGCTATGTATCCTGCCATGTCATGCTCAAGACGTAACGCAATAGGATACTTCTCTCGCTTTTCTGATTGGAACTTAGCCTCAGCCATCACTGCATCATACACCTTTTCGTTGACAACAGTATCCTGAATACAGTAGTCTACCATTTCAGTACTATAGTTATCGAAGTCAGTGTAATCACCTTTGTACTCACCTAATGCTTGACCCCATGCTTTAAGGCTATGTTTACCATTCAGACTCTTACGGGGATAATCATTAAGACGAGACATAATAAAGGTATCATACATTTTGCAATGAGAGAAATCTGTACCTAGAAAACGCTCAAGCATAGGACGATCATACCGTATACCATTATGCCAGATAACAGCAGTAACATTATCTTTAACCCACTGATTAAATTCAGAGAGGGGTTTGGCGTTAGGGTAGGACTCGTCAGAAAATATTTCATATTCCTCCTCATGTAATTTCTTAGCGACAATACACCATAATCGTGTTGCTTGTTTGTAGCGACCTTCTGGACGCAGTAGCCCATTAGCCTCTATATCTATAATATATTTCATTACTTACTCGCTGCTAGATATAATCCTATGTTAGCGAACCCATATGCTGTCCATACAATACCCATTGGAAGGTTATCGTACTTAAAATACTGTTCTATACCTATATAAAAGTAAAGAACCATCGAGACCAGAATTAAGTTGCTGCTCATACTACCTCCTAGATAGTACTAGCCCCACTCCGAAGAGCAGGGCTTGGCTACTTAGAATTCTTCAGTTGAAGCACCTGATTCATCATCAAAGTCTACACCGGTCTTACCGTTGTATTCAATGAGATCAACTACTTGTACTGCAGATAACATTGCTGAACGTCCTGAGCGACCTGCTACATTCCATTCATATGAGAACAACTTAACGTTACCCTTAGAACCATTGCCAATGTTGTTCTTCAGATCATTACGAGCTGCATCTACAACCTTAACAGGATCCATAGGATCACCGTTAGCTTTCTTAGTCTTACGTTTGATGTTAGCGAAGAATACACCTTCGTCGTTCTTCTTCATCTTAACACCTAGAGACTCCAGCTCCTTCACTGTGTCCTTGTTGTCTGTACGTACTTGTACATCCCACTGCTCTGTTCCAAATGGTGCATGTGGACGCTGCAAATTAGCCCAGTAGAATTCTACGTCACGGATGATTGCAGTTGTTGAAGTGTTGTTTGCTGTATTAGCCATGTTTAATATCCTCTATTGTTTAGGAAAAATAAGTTTTCTCTACTACCCCCTGACTGGAGTAGCTTGAGTTTAATAGGAATCAGTGAACCACCCGTAGGTATCATACACATTCCCGTTTTCTACCAACTTCCTGTCTTCATATGGGGCAACCACCAAGCGGTAGAACTCTTGATTGGCTCCATTTAAAGCTCCCATAACTTCCTCTAAGTCCTTGTAGCGTAAGTGTTTATCAGCTGTATTACTACATAATCTAAACTGTAGCATGTTCTGAATCATCTCAGCAATAAGGTACTGTAATTCACCGCCATTTTCTGGTACGGGAATAGCAAATTTCTCTCTATCCTTTTGTGTTATATAAGGCATCGTCTTCCTCTAGCTCTGCAAATGCATATGGATTGCGTAATTTAGCTACCTCATCTCGAAGGTATGCTTCACGATACTTCTCGTATGGAATACCCATCTCTGCTGCATATGAATATAAATAATCACATTCAATCTTTGCTTCATCTATTTTAAAGTTCATATTGTCCTCACTCGAAATAAGTTACAACTGAATCCAGTGCTTTGTTCAAATCATAATGAACTTCAGTACTGAAATGAAATATAAACGGATGCAAGAAAGCTCCTTCATCTAGCACCGTAATTACTGCTCGACGATCTCGCTGTGCTAATGACATCTCTGCCATTGTACCTAGCCCTCGACCGCCACCCTGAAAGTTAGCCAAGATCACTCGACTATGACTCAAGTCTTGTAAGTCTTGCTGAACAATCCTAGACCTTACATTAGAGTCATCGAATTGCTCATGCCAAATACCACGCCGACATGGATCCAATACATCAATGCCTGCGAATGTTAAGAAGTTAGTGGCAGTATCACGCCACCCTTCCATATGATCCTTACTAACGTCCTCCATAGGACCAGCAAGATACACTGCATTACGTTTCATAGTAATAATCTACCTCGTGTTCATCCTCAATACTACGTAAGCACATATTCTCAAATGCTTTCTTGGCATCAATAAGATTCACATACTTAACATCTAACACTGGATTGTACCCGAAGCGTACTCGCCAGAAGCTAGTACCCATAGGACGAAAGATTTCTCCTACTGTTTCACCCATGCACTGACCGAGATATAACTCGTCGTGTATCTTTCCAAATGTTACCATGTCTTTGTCTCCACTGTCTTTGGTACACATACTACTTGATAATTAACTATGGGTCTTCCCTTGATCTCCACGACTTTCTCACGATGATCAAAGCAAGCTTCCATACTCTCGTGATGTCCAAGCTCACCTACAATTATATCATTGCTTGTAAGCCCGATAAAGATTAGTATCCACTTCATGAGTCTAATACCTCTGTAATCCAATTGCCTTCTTCAGAGTAATCAATCACACGTTCTTCTGGTTCGTAGTCTTTGCTGCTGCTCATTAACGCAGTGCCAACCCAATCATTACCTTTATAGAATTTGACTGTGTTGATGTACTCTAATTGACCTAGATTCTCATATGCAATATGAGCTAAGCGTGTGTCCATGTATGGCTCATCCATCCATTCTTCAGATGACCATATAGTGATGAGCAAACCTAATTGTTCTGCTCGATCTAGTACTTCTATTGCTGCGTCCATTATCTTACCCTCACGTTACGATTGCTAAACCAAGCAACATCACTGCCTGTATACTCAGTCTTATCATCAGTATATACGAATGTCTTGTACTTGTATGGGTTGTATGTGATGTCATCACCATTCAACCACCCTAAAGCTACAGCATTATCGCGGTAGTCACCTTCAATACCTGCATGTACATTCTTACGCTTTTCTCGTAGAACTCGCTGTCTACCTGCTTCGCTTACCTTTGGTTTAGCGTTGCGTAGTACTAGCACGTCACGATGCGCTATTACTCTGCCTTTGTTTTCACCCTCTAGTGCTTTCACTGACCATAATTTCTTGTGTAGATTGTAATAAACAAACACTCTTATTGCTGCATCCATATTAATCTCCTTTTAAGATCTAACATTATCAGGGAAATCAAGGACTGGTTGTCCAACTTCTACTTCGTATTCACATGTAGGACATTTATATGTCGCTAATGTACCATTAACATGTTTAACAAAGTCAATACAGACAGGACACTTAGCTTCGTATGGCACTGTGTATGACTCCCAGTCTATTAGATCAGCTAATTCAAATACCTCTGGTGCATTACGATGACGATGTAATTTAACTTCGGGCGGATTGCCTTTGAGGTTAACATCTTCTACCTCCTGAATGAAGCGATCAAGATACCACTTAGCTTTCTTGAGATCTTGAAGTAGCGGATCTTTGTTACCTGCTCTCATCAGATATTTGTAGACTTGACCCATCAGGTGTGCATTTACACCATCAAAGCGTTCAAGCATGTGTACCATCATGTCCATATACTGGTAGCCGGGTACTATGTCCTTGTAATGGCTTGGATTGATATGATCAGTCATTGCTGTTCCTCTTTTTCAATCGTTAATCGTTGGTACTTCTCCATGACATCTTCCATCTCTTCAATGGTTTCTGCTCTCTCTAATTCATCAAAGAAAGCATCAAGATAATCCTCATGAATCGTTACATGATAATCTGGATTCTCAACATACTCCTGATAGTATATTGTCTTATCGACAGGCATACCAGTGATTTGTTCGATGATCCAGTCTACCGCATCACCCAATAGGATGAACGGTGTTGCCAAGAAATATCTTACATGCATTACATCTCCTCTACTACAGGCTCAGCAGACCAGTCCATAGTTTCTTCTTCGTCAGGTCCATAGGTGTAAACAGATGCTTGAATTATAGCATCATCCTCTGTTTCTGCTTCGACCCACCATTTACGTACTACTGTTTCTTCTACATACCATCTAGTCATCATCGTCATCCGGTAAGCTAAACACGAGCAATGCTCCGAAGAGCATGCCCGCTACAAAAGTGATTATGTCCACTACTTCTT